AATTTAATGATGAATAGTTCTATTTCAGGTTTATGTGCTGTTTGTAAAGTAAACAAAAAGACAAGTTCAAGAAAAAACAACAAAGTTAAATATATTCCAGAAGTCAATAAAGAACAATTTGAACTAATTAGAAGATTGTTAGTGAGATTTAAGGTAGGTCATAATACTTTAGTTGATACTTTTAGAGTTATAGATATTTATATGGATGTAAATAACAATCCTATCTTATTAGATACTTTAAGTGAAGGCGCTCAATTAGTAGAGATGTTAAAAAATCTTAAATCTATCTTTGATTACAACTTAGAAAAAAAAACATTCAATCCACCTGCCGTTAAAATTAAAGGTCATAACATTACTGCTAACCTTAAAGAATATAGAAGAGACTGGTATAAGAAAAACAAACAAAAAGTTTTAGAAAAACAAAGAAATGAGTACTATAGTAAAAAAGAAAAAGTATCTGTCTAATAAAGACCTTTATATGGAATTGGTCTATAGCAAAGCAAAAGGTAAATTAACGCCAGCAGCAACTAATATGATGATGCTTTTAGGTAAAAATGTTATTAGAAAGATGTATTATAAAAATCCTGATGATAGGCAAGATTGCTTACAAGAAGCAATGTTATCCTGCTTTAGGTTATGGTATAACTTTGATGAGAGCAAAGGTGATAATCCATTTGCATATTTTACTGAAGTTATAAAACGTGGCTTAGCCAAAGGTTGGAACGCTCATTACAAAACTAAAGGCGCTGATGTAGAGATTATTAGCCTTACTGCTTATGATAATGACGGAACATCGTATGATAGGTTCTAAAAAATAATATATACAATATGTTAAATGATAAAATGAATATAAATGAACTCTTTGTAGAATTTGTATTTAATTTTGAATCAGGTAAAAATATACCACCTATGTTTAAAGGTAAGATGCCATTAGAACATACGGCTTGGGAATTTATAAGCGATTGTAATACTTTAATTTTACTACTTGTAACAAATAAAGTGCTTTCAAATAAAGCAATAGCAAAGATTATAGAAAAGTTTGATGCTTGTATAGAACTCTTATGTAATTATGTTACTAAAGTAGAACAGATTAGATTAGGCATGTATTGGGTTGCTATGTTAAGATATATCAATAAGAGATGTTTAGAAGAAGAACAATTTGAGTCGTGCTCTAATATAAAAAAGTTTAGTGACCTTTATTTTATGGTTGCTATGAATAATGATAATGAATAAAGACCAGATTATTGTGATGATGTATCAAAGTGATATTATAATAAGGTATTGTAGAACTATAACACCTGAGTATGATGAGTTAAAGTCGCAATTAATAATTCAACTGATGCAGATGCCAGAAGTTAAATTAACTACAGCTTTACAAAAAGGTTATTTAGAATACTTATGTTTTGTAGTTTGTAAAAGAATAGTTGCTGGTAGAGTTAAAGGTTCAGGTATGTTTTATCTACCTAAAAATCACTTATCAATACAAGAAGGTTGGGGCATAGATAAAGCAGATGAGTCTATTGATGATGAAACAATTAAGAAGATTGATGATATAACAGATATAGTAAATAAGTCGCATTGGTATAGTAAGACTTTATTTAACATGCACTATAAAGATGGTTATAAGTTAAGAGAGATTGCTGAGATGACAGGTATCAATCTTAAATCAGTAGCATATGATATAAAGAAAACTCGTAATGAGATAAAAAAACAATTAAAGAAATGATAGAAACACTAATAGGAATATGGCTTGTAAGTTGGTTTATAACTCGTTTTGAGCCACTACAGATGATTTTAGAACTGCTACCTAACAAGTTGTTGCCTAACTTATTTAAGTTGCTTATAACCTGCTTAAAATGCGTCTCGTTCTGGCTTACACTCGCTTACACAGGCAATATAGTTTATGCTTCAGGTATGGCTTTTATAAGTTTCTTTTATGATAAGTTTATAGGACCAATAGAAAGAAAAGTAAGATTATGAGTAAATTAAAACTAATGAATAAAACACCATATGATGAATTATATACACCAGAAGAAGCTGTAAAATCTATATTGTCATATATACCTGATAATGTTAAAGTTATATGGGAACCTACAGCTATTTTAGAATCTAAAATAGTTAAAGTATTAGAAGAAGCTGGCTATAAAGTAGTTAAATCTCATATTCAAGATGGTAAAGATTTTTTTACTTATGAACCTGAAGAGTATGATATGATAATAACTAATCCTCCTTACTCTATCAAAGATAAGTTTTTAAAAAGAGCTTTTCAATTAGAAAAACCTTTTATGATGCTACTACCTATTACAACATTAGAAGGTAAGGTTAGAGGTAAAATGTTTAGCGAGAATAAAATACAGGTAATAATACCTAATAAAAGATTTAATTTTATAGAAGAAAAGAAAGGTGCTTGGTTTCAGACGTCTTGGTTCTGTAGTAAAATTAATTTACAAAAAGATTTGATGTTTATTAATATATGTTAGATAAAATATACAACTTAGAAGACCCAACAAGAGAATATCAAGATATTATTGTTGATTTACTACACGATATAAAGATTAAGATGATTAAGTATGAAGATAATGAAAAAGTATCTGATAATTTATTTCATATGTTAAAGATATTCTTTAATGATGTAGTAATAAAAGACTTAATTGAATCTATTTATCCTGAAGAAAGAGTTAAGCAATTAATGAGAGCACACATTATAGATGAAATCTTAAAAAAATAAATAAAGAATATGATTTACGATAAAGAAGACCAAACAGAAATACTAAGATTGTTTAAGGTAGGTAATGCTACACAAGCAGATATGGATTCAATCTATCACTTACTAAAAAAATATGTTAGACCTAATGCCGCACCTTACATCTTAAATTGTAATTGCCAACAATCTATCTCAGCTTATTATCAAGCCTTATTAGAATGGTATGCTGGCAATAGTGATAAATTTAATCAATAAAATATGGAAAGTAAAGTTTGTTGTGATTGCGGTTTAGAAAAACCTATTGACAATTTTGACGTAGCAAGAAGAGATGTAAAAAATATTTACAAATTAAACTTTTGTAAGCCTTGCGCTTGGATTAGAAGAAAGAAAAGTGATAATCCTTCTAACTATTATTATGCTAAAAACAAAGAAGCATGGAATACTTATCAAAGAGAATATGCTAAAAGAAAAAGAGCAGAAAAGAAATTACAGAAAAACGTAGCGGATTTCTGTAACAAAAAATTATAATACATCGTGGCAAGAGAGAATAAAAAGAAATATGATAGAGAATACTTAGTTGCTAAGATAGCAATGATGCGTATTAAAGGCAAATCAACTCATACTATATTAGAGTTCTTAATGGAGACTATTGGTATGTCAAGAAAGATTGCCTATGAGATTTTACAAGCAGCACAAACTTACATTATGGAACAAACTAATGAAGATACTAAAGTTGCTTTTGCTGAGGCTATACACAGATTAGAAACACTTTATGAAGAAGGCGATAACAAGGTTAAGTTAGATGTCTTAAAAGAGTTGAGTAAACTAAGAGGTTTATATGCTGCTGCCAAAGTAGATATCACATCTGCTGGTGAAGCAATCACAGAAATAAAATTAATACAGATTAATAAACGAGATGAGTAAGTCATTAGAACTCGAACATACACCGGTCTTTACAAAGAACTTTGAAGCCTTGAATAATGATAATATAAGATTTATTGTTAATCAAGGTGGCTCGCGTTCAAGCAAAACATATTCATTATGCCAAATGATGATTGTTTATTGTTTAACTACGCCTAATAAAATGGTTTCAATTGTAAGAAAGACATTTCCTATTCTACGAGGCACCGTGATGAGAGACTTTATTGAAGTAATGCGCCAGTTAGACCTTTATGATGAAAGAAAACATCATAAAACAGAACAAATATATCACTTTGACAATGGCTCACAAGTAGAGTTCTTTGCTGCTGATAATGAACAAAAGTTAAGAGGTAGAAAGCGTGATGTTCTATGGGTTAACGAGTCGAATGAACTAAACTTTGAAGAGTTCACACAATTAAATATGAGAACTGCTGATAAGTTAATCTTTGACTTTAATCCATCAGAAAACTTTCACTGGCTATATGATTTAATATCAAGACCTGAATCTATACTTATACATTCAACCTATAAAGATAATCCTTTTTTACCTGAATCACAAGTAAAAGAAATAGAAAATCTTATAATGTATGACCAAAGTTATTACAAGATTTATGCTTTAGGTGAAAAAGGCACAGGTAAAACTACAATCTATACTCATTATAAGCATTATGAAACTTTACCTGAGATTAAAGATACCGTATATGGCTTAGACTTTGGTTTTAATCACCCTACGGCTTTAATAGAGATGAACTGGTTTGATAATATCTGTTATGTTAGAGAAGTTATATACAAAGAAGGTTTAACCTCGTCAGATTTGATTAGAATGATGAATGACTTAGAAGTAAGTAAGAAAAAAGAGATTGCTTGTGATTCAGCCAGACCTGAAATCATCGAAGATTTAAGAAGAGCCGGCTTTAATGCTAAGCCAGCCATTAAAGATGTTAAAGATGGTATAGATTCAGTTAAATCATCAGGTTTATTCATACACAAAGAAAGTCTAAACTTAATTAAAGAGATTGCTTCTTATAAATGGAAAACAAATGGCGATATTATCTTAGATGAACCTGTAAAAGTATATGATGATGCGATGGATGCTATGAGATATGCTATTCACTGGTGGAAATCTAAGAATAAAAAAACAGATAATAATGTTTATCGAATTCGCTATTAGAAAAAAGTGAGCATAAGTATATTATAAAAATAAAACAAAAAGAATATGAAAGATTTTAAATTAAACGACAAAGATTATCAAATGCCAACAGATTGGCAAGATATGAACTTGAGAAAATATGTTGAACTTGCTAAGTTAGAAGAGATGAAAGAAAGTTTTGGCATGCCTGAGTTATACTTACTTAAAGTAATTGAAGCTCTATGTGATGCTGAAGGTGGCGACTTAGACGACTTAACATTAGATATGGTAAGTGAATTAGCAAATGAAGTAGGCTTTTTACAAGCAGAACCTGTTTGGTCTAATACAAGACATATTGAGATTGAAGGAAAAGACTATGTATTTCCAGAAGACTTAAATAGATTGACTATGGGTGAGTATATCTCTATTAAGACATTACAAGAACAACAAACAACACAAGCTGATTTAATACCTTGGTTGTTGGCTATTATTTTAAGACCAGGTAGAAAAGAATATAATGAAGAAACTAAAAAAGAAAAGTGGATTCAAGATAAATTTAATACTGCTAACTTAGAGTGGAGAAAGGAATTGTTTATGAATCAACCAGTAATGAATTTGATGGGTCCTGTAACTTTTTTTTTAAATGGGAACGGAACCTTTATGAACTCTATAAAGGACTCTATTCCCGAAGTAAAAAATCAAGCACTCTAAAAGAAAGTAAAGAAAGTATGGATAACAGATGGGGCTGGATAAGTATGATGGATAGATTAAGTAATGGTGATATTACAAAACACGATGAAATCTATGAAAGAAACTATATAGAGTGTCTAAATCTGCTTTCATTTTGGTCTGAGCGTGATAGATATATGGAACAAATGAATAATATAAAAAATAATACACTAAGATAATGGCTAACAATACTTTATCAGTAAATCAAATCATATCTATCTTTAGAGATTTATCACTTCGTCAAGAAATGGTAAATGACTTTGGATTCGGTCCGACTTATAATATAGGTGGTGCCAGACCAATGTTATTTCCTTACATATGGGTAGAGTTATCAACAAGTCAAACAACTAAATCATCAAATGGTTATAAAGAAAACTTATTTACTTTAACCGTTTATTGTATGGATAAAATCAATCAAGGTGAAGATAACTACCAAGATATTTTATCAAACACTCACTACATTTTAGATACGATGATTAGTGAGATTTCACAACATCAGTTTTATATTGATATGAACCTTAGTTTAGATGGCAATATCACAATGGAACCTGTATTAGAAGGCAATGATGATAATGTAAATGGTTGGCAAGCAGATATTACTTTCAAAGTGCCTATTAGATATACTTATTGTAATTCACCTATTGTTCCTATCTCAGGTTATGATACACACTTACAAAACTCTATTGATATTTATAGATTGATTGGACCTGCTGGTCCTACAGGTGCTACTGGACCTCAAGGTGCTACAGGTGCTGCCGGAACATCAGGTTCATCAGGAACATCAGGCTCTTCTGGTACAAGTGGTCGCACTGGTACTTCAGGTTCATCAGGTAGTTCAGGTCGTGATGGTGCTTTCTTTGGCTCATCAGGTTCAAGCGGTGTAAATGGTACTTCTGGCTCAAGCGGTTCATCAGGTTCAAGCGGTCTAAATGGTACCTCTGGTTCATCTGGCTCAAGCGGTACATCTGCAACATCTGGCTCAAGTGGCTCATCAGGTAGTTCTGGTTCTGCTGGCACATCAGGTAGTTCTGGTTCTGCTGGTACATCAGGTTCAAGTGGCACGAGCGGTTCATCAGGTAGTTCAGGTGTAAACGGTCAGAACGGTCAATCATCATCTTACTTTTTATATAAAGCTAAAGCAAACACATATACAGGTAATCCAGCGCCTTCTTATATTTTATGGAATAATGCTACTCAAACAGGAGCAACTGCTATTCATATTAGTCATTTAACAACAGATAATGTAGATGTTGATATATTTTTAGGCTTGATAAGACAAGGTTCTAATTTGGTTATACAACATCAAACAAATTC